CAACATAGGCATGTGCTACCGCACTCCCGCACTGTGTGGTTGCTGGATGTGCGCTAATCACAGAAAAGTATTCGGCATGAGCTTCAAAGAAGTTCGTGACCGGCAGCGCTGCATTGATACTGAGCAACTGCTGCAAAATATGCAGTAGTTCAAAATATTGCGAGCCCACAGTCCCAACAGATAAATATTCCAAAAGGTCGCCATGTGCGACCTTTTTCGTTTTTGCATCTGTAGTGATTTGGTAAACACGTTTGGCTTCCAACCAAAATATGTCGGTTCGATTCCGACCAGATGCTCCATATACGCCGCCACAGAATCCTGAACAAACAAACGTAATCAGCGCAGAGATACTGTGCGCGGCACCTTATTAACTTCTAATACCCTCCGTCAGGAGGTAAGCCATGAAAATGAAAGAAAACCCAGACGTTTGGGATCAGGTGCTGATGTATCTGTCTCAGTACAAAGACCAGGGCATATTTGCCGCTCTCGCTGGGTCGGTGGCTATCCTTCGTGGTCGCTATAACGGCGGAGGATGGAAGAAGACCATTTTTGACGGGCTGATGTGTGCAATCTTCGCGTGGTTCGTGAAGGACTTGCTGGCGCTACTCGGCCTTAATCCTGATTTGGCGTATCTGACCAGTGTATTCATTGGGTATATCGGTGTGGATGCGCTGAGCAAAATAATCAAAGGCAAGGCGGGAGTGAGCGATGACTGAACCAAAATGGATTACTGAAGCCCGAAAAGAAATCGGTGTATCAGAACACACAGCAGCAGGTTCCGCAGCAGTAGACCAGATGTGGATTGACAGCAAACTGCGCGGGCTGGTTGGCACTGCGCGTAAAGTGCCGTGGTGTGCAGGTTTTGTTAATGCCTGCCTGGAGCGTGCCGGTATTCGTTCGACCCGCTCTGATTCTTCCCGCTCATATCTGGCGTTCGGTACTGCACTGAAAGAGCCCGCATACGGTTGCATTGTCACATTTTCCCGCACCGGCGGCGGTCATGTTGGCTTCGTGGTCGGTAAGACAGAATCAGGTCATCTGATGGTGCTGGGCGGCAATCAGTCAGATGCGGTAAATATCAAAGCATTCGGAACCGACCGTGTTACCGGTTATCGCTGGCCATCTGGAGAGCCGGTAGATAATCGTCCGCTGCCGGTAGGTAACGCTGCATTGTCAGTGAAAGAGTCATGATATGGACTGGCTGACAAAATCACTGGCCGGTATCTGCGGGGTGCTGGTCATCGGCTTGCTGCTTATCTTGCATCTGTATGGTGGGCTGAAAGATAACTATCAGCTGCTTTCCTCTCAGTTTGCTGAGCAGGTCGCCATCAACAAAGACTACAAATCCCGCATTCAGTCACTTCACGAACTCGACACCATGTACACGCAGGAGTTAACCAATGCAAAAACTGAAATTGATAGCCTGCGTGATGCTGCTGACCGTAACCCTGAGCGGGTGTACATCAAAGCCAGTTGTCCTAAAACCAGCAGCGTTACCGCCACCGGCATGGATGATGCAGCCACCGCCCGACCTGATGACGCCGCTGTCAGAAATTATTGGTTACTCAGAGAGCGAATCGCAGAGTCAAAGCAGATGATCCTGGGATTACAGGAATATATAAATACTCAGTGCCTCGCTAAATAGCGGGGCTTTTATCACCAGAGGGAAAACTATGTTTAAACATGAATTAGGTCAGGTTGTGCAGGTCACCATCAGCGGTGAAGAAGGTCATGTGAAAGCCCGTGCTGAATATCATAACGGTCCGAATCAGTATCTCATTCATTATCTGGCAGCGGATGGCCGTGGAACTGATGGCTGGTTTGAGGAAGGTGAAGTGTCACCGGCTCTGCCACTATAACCCATCACAAAGCCTGCTCACTGAGTGGTTTTTTTATGCGCTGCGTTGTCGCAGTCTCCTTGTGTTAACTATGACCCGTCCACCTTGTGCGGTGAGTGCGCGGGGAGAATCAAAAACAACGAATCCACGGTCAGCTACTACCGAGGTAGGCAGCAACGTCAGCTGCCGGAGCAGTATGGCGTGACAGCCGGAGAGACGGCGATATTCCGGTCATCATTTACGAGTGGTGAGCGGAATATAAAACAGAGGTGTCTATGGCAAATCTCACAGACCTGAGCGATCAGCTCCGAACTCTGCGGAAGCAGATACCCTTTGCCACCGCTCAGGCTATGACAGCTGTTGTCAGAAAGATTGAAGACGCGCAGAAAGCGGCAATGCAGCGCAATCTGGATAATCCGACACCATTCACGGTGAAGAGCGTTAAAAGCCGCGGTGCCAGAAAAAGTGACCTGAAAGCGAAAGTGTTCGTGATGAATACCGCTGCTGCATACCTTGAACCGTTTGAAACCGGCGGGGTGCATAAACTCAACGGGTCTGCACTGCTGAACCCCAAAGACATCAAGCTGAATAAATACGGCAATCTGCCACGTAATAAGCTTTCCAGTCTTAAGAGCAAAGAAAACACTTTCATCGGTGATATCAGTGGTGTTAATGGCGTGTGGCAACGGAAGAAAGCAAAGAAGGGCAAGAAAGGCCGGAAGCGTCTGCAGCGGTCACCTAACGGAACCCGCAGAGACAGAAAGAAACAACCAATGCCGAAACTGTTAATCCGGTTCGGTGATGCCCTGCCTGTTGAACCCGTACTCGGATATCAGGACAGAGCGATGAAGATGACACAGGCGCTGTTGCCGCAGGAGATTAACCGGGCGCTGGCAGAAGCGATACGGACGGCCAGATAACCTAACATCCCCACCAATAATAATCGGCATCCCGTAATACAGCGGGAGGCTTTGCTGCATCCACAATACGAGGCTTGATAATCACATGGGAAAGCTTACGCAAAGCAGACTCAGGGATCTGCTCGACTATAACTCCGACACCGGTGTATTTACCTGGCTGCAATACAGGAGCCAGTTAGCCCGTGCAGGGTCAACAGCAGGACGTGTGAACATGACAACGGGGTATGTGGAGATTCAGATAGACGGAACCCGATACAAAGCGCACCGGTTAGCATGGCTGTATTGTCACGGTGTAATGCCTGATAAGCAGATTGACCATATTAACAGCAACAGAACAGATAATAGAATCACCAACCTGCGGGTGGCTACCCGGTCGCAGAATCAGCAGAACACTGGTCTGACGAAAGCGAATAAATCCGGCAGGAAAGGCGTCTACTTCCGTGATGGGAAATGGCTGGCTCAGGCACAGATAAGTGGAAAGAAATATCACCTCGGCAGGCATAAGACTATTGATGAAGCGAGCAGGGCATATGAAGCATTTTGCAGAGAGAATTACAGTTGCTTTTACAGGCATCCGGCAACCCATTGAGTGTCATAACTTTTTGGGTCCTTCCCGGCACCGGATGTAACACGGGTCATTGCGCGCCGCGTTCTGCGGCTAGCTGTGAAATTTTGATTTTGTGTCCTATGTCCCATGACAACGGGCAGGTGCTTTCATTTCTGATTCAGTAAGTTACGTAAAAAAATTCTGATTTTTGTGTCCCATGAAATGTGGGACATGTCCCGCGCAATGTCCCATGTGTCCCGATGTCCCACGTCAGCAGGAAAATGTCCCATGACCATGATGAATATTTCCGACTATGCGAAGCATGCGGATGTGAACCGTAAGACGATCACCCGGTGGATAAAGGCCGGAAAATATATCGTGATGGCCGGGGATGAAATCGACGTTGAGGCCAGCGACCAGAATCTGAAAAAGTACCGGGACAGTAAAGATCCGCGCACAAAGAATGCGGCGAAAAAATCCGATGCTCCGGAGAAAAAACCGGCGAAAGAAAAAGGCAGTTTTCAGCAGCGCGCCGAATCGGTGTATGCAGGTCTGGTTTCCGGCGATGTGAAAGTCCGCGATCTGGAAGAGTCGAAAGCCATCAAAGAGCACTACTTTGCAGAACTGGCCCGGCTGGAGTACGAAGAGAAATCCGGACTGGTGCTGCCGTGGCAGGACATGATCGATAAAGTCGGCGAGGAGTATCACGCCATGCGTACCCGCCTGATTGCGATAGCCCCTGAACACGGTCCCCGCCTGCGGTCGCTGGCACTGACTTCCTCTGATACAGAGTTTGTGGCCGCGCTGCAGGACATTATTCATGAGGCGATGGAGGAATTGAGCCTTGACCACAGTGAACAGGGGGGATAATGCATGGCAACAATTCACCCGTGCACTGAGTCAGAAACGCGCTGTCGTCAGACCTCCGGAAGCCTTATCGCTGAGCGGGTGGGCGAACAAATACGCGGTGCTGTCGAAAGAAAACGCCGCACAGACCGGCCGGTTCCGGTCATTTAAATATCAGGATGGCATTATGGATGCCTTTACCGATCCGTCGGTAACTCAGGTGTCCGTGATGAAATCAGCCCGGGTCGGGTATACCAAGATTCTCGACCATGCCGTTGCTTATTACCTGTCGCATGACCCGTCCCCGATCCTGGTGGTTCAGCCTCGTGTGGAGGATGCGGAGGACTACAGTAAGACCGAAATTGCGCCGATGCTGCGTGATACCCCGGCACTGAAAGTCATTGCCGGTGAGGCCAAAGCGAAAGACAGCGGCCAGACCATCCTCAAAAAGCAGTTTTCCAACGGAGCCAATTTAACGCTGGTGGGCGCAAACTCACCCGGTGGGTTTCGTCGTATCACCTGCCGGATCATCCTGTTTGATGAAGTGGACGGTTATCCGTCCGGCGGTGCCGGTTCGGAGGGTGACCAGATTGCTCTGGGTATCAAACGCTCAGAGACATTCTGGAACCGGAAAATCGGCCTCGGTTCAACGCCGACCGTAAAGAACATCAGTCGTATCGAAAAAGCCTACAACGAAAGTGATCAGCGGCACTACTGGGTACCGTGTCCGCACTGTGGCGAGTTTCAGATTCTGGAATGGGGCGGGCCCGATACGCCGTACGGTATGAAGTGGGATAAAGACAAAGACGGTAACGGGTTGCCGGATACCGCGTATTACGTCTGCCGCCATAACGGGTGTGTTATTCACGACAGCGACAAACCGCTGATGATTAAAAACGGGGAATGGCGCGCTGAAAAGCCGTTTACCGGTCACGCGGGATTTCATATCTGGGCGGCGTACAGCCTGTTCCCGAACGCAGCCTGGCCGAATCTGGTGAAAGAATGGCTGCGGGTGAAAGATGATCCGCTGATGCGGCAGACCTTTATCAACCTGGTGCTCGGTGAGCCATATGAGGACCGGGGTGAAAAAGCCCTGAGCGAACAAAAATTACTGGAGCGCTGCGAAGTATGGGCGGCGGAAGTGCCGGACGGTGTCACGCTGCTGACGGCCGGTATCGATACACAGGATGACCGCTTTGAGATTGAGGTTGTCGGCTGGGGCCGCAGTGAGGAAAGCTGGTCAGTTGCTCACGATGTGATTGAGGGGGATCTGGAAACGCCGGAGCCGTGGGAGCGCCTTGATGCGTACCTGAAACAAATCTGGCGGCGTGCTGATGGTCGCGGGTTTGCCATTATGGCGGCCTGCATGGACTCCGGCGGACACCACACCCAGGCTGTTTATGATTTCTGTAAAGCGCGTCTCGGTCGCAGGATTTGGGCTGTCAAAGGCGAATCCGCCCGTGGTGGCAAACGCTCACCGATCTGGCCGACAAAACGCATTACATCCCGTTCGAAAGCCGGATTTAAACCGGTAATTATTGGTGTGAACGCGGCCAAAGATGCGGTGCGCGGTCGTCTGCATCTGGAACCGCCGGCAGCAGGCGAACCGGCACCGGCGTATATGCACTTCCCGGTTGATCGTGATTTGCAGTATTTCGGTCAGCTGCTGGCAGAGCGGTCAGTAATTAAAGTGTCCGGCGGTCAGCGGTACCGGGTCTGGGAGCAGATACCGGGGCGGGCAAACGAAGCACTGGACTGCCGCGTGTACAGCTATGCCGCGCTGTGCGGCCTGATGTATATGGGGCTGAAACTTAATGCGCTGGCTGACGCTGTCGCCGGTAATCCGGAACGGCTTATTGCCCCGGCAGAGAATCCGGAAACCAAAGTTAACCTTCGCTTTCCGGGAGCAATCATCCCGGAGGAAACCAACGAAAAGCCTCAGCGGAAGCGGATATCCCAGCTTTTGCCATAAGGAGTGTCAATGTCACGAATTACCACGCTGCTTACCGGCATGAGTGATGCACAGTTAAAACAGGCGCTTGTTCAGGCGCAGCAGGCCTATATCGACCTGTCAACCGGTGCCAAAGGCGTTTCATTTTCCTATACACAGGGTGACGGAACACGGTCGGTGTCCTATCAGCAGACCAGTCTGGGTGATTTGCTGGCGCTGATCCAGACAATACAGGCCATGCTGGGGATCTCCCGCAGGCGTCCAATCAGGGTGAGGTACTGATGAGTGTACAAATCTTAGGAGCGGACGGGCGCCCGCTGCCTCCGGCTGCCCCGAAAATGAAATACGGGGCACTGTCCGGCAGTGGCCGGGTGCCGTATGACGCGGCGGATTCATTCAGTGATCAGATGGCGAACTGGCAGCCCGCGCTATGGTCGCCGGATAATGAAATTAACATCTACCGTGACCGCATTGTGTCACGTATGCGTGATCTGGCACGGAATGACGGCTGGGCGTCCGGCTCTATAACCCGAGTCCTGGATAATGCGGTGGGTGCCTGTTACCGGCCGGTATTCAAACCCGATTACCGGATGCTCCGGCAACTGACCGGAAATAAGGCATTTGATGCAGTGTGGGCTGCCGAATACAGCAGGTTTATTACCGCACACTGGCGCTCATGGGCGAATGACAAAGGCCGGTACTGTGATGTTGAACGTAAACAGACCGTATCGCAGATGCTGCGGCTGGGGTTTCGTCACAAGCTGCTGGATGGTGATGCGCTGGCGGTTCTGCAATACCGTCCTGACCGGCTGGGTCACGGTAAGGCCCGTTATGCGACGACAGTTCAGATTGTTGATCCTGACCGGCTGAGCAATCCGCAGCAGAATTTTGATATGCCGAATATCCGCGGCGGGGTGGAGATTGATCGTGATGGTGCGCCGATCGCCTATCACATCCGCGAAGCCCATATGGGCGACTGGTGGGCTGGTAAGAAAACCATGACCTGGAATCGCATTCAGCGTGAAACGTCATGGGGTCGTCCGGTGGTGGTGCATGATTTTGATATGGAGCGTGGTGCACAGCACCGGGGGATCGGTATTCTGGCCCCCATCGTTCAGAAGCTGAAAATGCTGATTAAGTACGATGAATCAGAACTGGAGGCGGCAATCCTCAACGCTATTTTCGGGGCGTATATCGAATCCCCGTATGATGCGCAGATGGTGGCTTCCGCCCTGGGGGATACCGGCAATTTTACCGGTGATGAACTCAGTGCCTACCAGACACAGCGGACAGAATACTATCAGGATAAGCGACTCAATCTTCAGAACGGCGCACGTATCCCGCACCTGTTCCCGAATGAAAAAATAGTCACACTGTCCGCTGCCCGGCCGACCAGTAACTTTGACGGCTTTGAAAGTGCGGTGCTGCGGAATATCTCTGCGGCCACCGGTCTGTCAGCCCAGCAGGTCACGCAGGACTGGTCTGATGTTAACTATTCCTCAGCCCGTGCCGCCATGCTGGAAGCCTGGAAAACCCTGACCCGCCGCCGTGATGATTTCTCAAACGGCTTCGCACAACCGATAGCGGTGGCCTTTGCCGAAGAAATTCACGATGTGGAAGATGTTCCGTTACCGAATGATGCCCCGGACTTTATGGACGCATCAGCATCCTACTGCCGCGCGCGGTGGATGGGGCCGGGTCGCGGCTGGGTGGATCCGGTCGCAGAGAAAAAAGGCGCCATCCTCAGTATGGAAGCCGGTTTCTCAACACTGGAAATGGAAGTGGCTGAAAACATGGGTGAGGACTGGGAAGAGTTGGTCGATCAGCGCAGCTATGAACTTCAGCGGTTTGAAGAGCTCGGATTGCCGCCACCCAGCTGGGCAGTGGCAGATACCTTTGCACCAAACCCCGAAAATAAACAGGAGGCGAAGTGAATTTACCCCACCTGGCACAGAAGCTGTTTAACACGCCTCTTGCCATACACCCGCAGAAAGCGGAAGTGATTGTGTCATCACTGACAGAGCGGCTCGGTATCACGCAGATCCGCAGTGCCATGATGGAAGACGATGACGAATATTTCAGCCGTAAAGCCCGGAAAGACAGCGGGTATGACGTGCTGGAGGGCATCGCGATTATCCCGGTCTACGGCACACTGGTTCAGAAACTCGGCACACTGCGGCCGTACAGCGGCATGACCGGTTATGACGGCATCCGCCGGGTCTTCCTGACCGCCGTTAACGATCCGGAAGTGAAGGGTATCTGTCTGGATATCGACTCCCCCGGCGGTGAAGTGGCCGGTTGTTTTGACCTGGTTGATTTGATTTATGCCGAACGCGGCAAAAAGCCCATTCACGCCATTCTGTCCGAAAATGCCTTTTCCGCTGCTTATGCCATTGCCAGCGCCGCGGACAAAATTTACGTCCCGCGTACCGGCGGTGTCGGTTCGGTCGGGGTGATCGTCATTCACTGCGACTGGTCACAGCACATCAAGGATGACGGGCTGAAAGTGTCCATTATCACCTACGGGAACCGCAAAGCGGAAAGTAATCCGTATGTGGCGCTGAGTGATGAGGCGAAAGCCGCCATTCAGCACGATGTCGATGAAATGGGGCGTCTGTTTGTGAGCACTGTTTCCCGTAACCGCGGACTGTCTGAGACAGTGATCCGCAATACACAGGCCGCCTGTTATCTGGCAGCCGAGGGCGTACAGATGGGTCTGGCTGATGTGGTTGCCAGTCCTGATGTCGCATTTCAGGAACTGATGAAAGAATCCGGAGTAATTTAACTATGGCAGACAATAAGTTTACTTTTGCGCACCTTATCGGCCTTGGTAAAAAAGCCAGAGCCTCGGAAGAGGATGAAGATAAAAAAGTGCGCAAAGCCAAAGGCCGCAAAGCGGAAGAGGACGAGCGCGACGAAGATGCGGAAGACGATGAAGATCGTGAAGGCGCAGAAGATCAGGACGACGAAAAGCAGGGCCGTAAAGCTAAAAAAGTCGGAGGCGACGACGATGATCCTGACGCCGAAGATGATGAAGACGCGGAAGGTGATGACGAAGACGCCGAAGACGACGATGAAAATAAAGATGTAAAAAAAGGCCGCCGCGCTGAACGCAGACGCTGTGCCCGCATCTTTGGCAGCAAGGCTGCCGCCGGTCGTCCGGATATGGCTGCACATCTGGCCTTCAATACCCGAATGTCTTCATCCGAAGCGATCAGCACCCTGAAAGCAATGGGTGCGGTACAGCCCGCAACACAGCGCGCATCGCTCGACAGCCGCATGCGGGCAGAGCAGCAGGTACGCATCAGTCCGGATGCTCAGGCACCGGCAGCGGGTACCGCCGCCGCGCTGGTTCATCAGATGACCAGTCTTTATAACAGCAACAAGGGAGCGAAATAATGGAACAGTTCTCACAAAACCCGTTTCAGCCGGGAGTGCGTCAGGCGGTATTTAATCCGGATCAGCTGATTTCCGGTCCGTTACAGACTGTGACGGATACCGGTATTATTGCCAAAGCCGGTATTCTGAAGCGCGGCACCATCCTCGGTATGGTTACCGCCTCCGGGGAATACGTGATCAGCAAAAAAGATGCTACAGACGGCAGTGAAAAGCCGAGTGCAATTTTGGTTGATGATGTCGATACCACGACTGATGCTGTGAGCGGTGGCCTGTATCTGATGGGTGAATTTAACCAGAACCGCATTATCCATGATGACACCTGGACCGCAGCCGATCTTAAAGCAGCAATGCGCCCGTTCTCTATCTTCCTGCGCGACAGCGTACAAGCCTGATCTTCCCTTTAATACAGACGTCCTGATGTCAGCTATGGTAGGCGTCGTGACGTCTTTTATACGAGAAAAAGCATGAATATTTTCGATACCAATGTATTAATCCAGGTTGTTCCTAATCTGATGACCAGTCAGAACTGGCTGCTGGATAAGTTTTTCCCGAATATTACGGAATCCGATACCGAAGAAGTTTCCATTGATGTTGATGTCGGTCTGCGCCGTCTGGCTCCGTTCGTTTCGCCGCTGGTGGAAGGTAAGCTGGTGGAAGCCCGTAAGTTCCAGACCAACAGCTTTAAACCGGCGTACATCAAAGACAAACGTGCACCGGATCTGCGCAAACCCATCCGCCGTCAGATTGGTGAGCGCATCGGCGGTCAGTATTCTGCCGCTGAACGTGAAATGCTGAACCTGCAGTTCGAGCTGACTGACCAGATTGACATGATCAACCGTCGTCTGGAATGGATGGCGGCCAGTGCACTACAGACCGGTACGGTGACAGTAACCGGTGAAGGTTATGAAACTCAGGTGGTGGATTTCGGGCGTTCATCCGATCTGACTATTGCCCTGAGCGGTGCCGATAAATGGCCGGAAACCGTGGAAGCAGGAAAAACCAACACCAAACCGACTGATGACATCGAAGACTGGGCGCAGCGCATGCTGAAGGAGTCCGGTGCGGTGGCGACCGATATCGTGTTCACCACCAAATCGTGGAAAGCTTTCCGTCTGGACACATCGGTTAAGGATAGCGCCATTACCTTCCCTGCGCTTTCTCCGTTCGGTAACCAGATTAACCCGGGTACGCAAATCAAAACAGGTGCTGTATACAAAGGCCGCTGGGGTAATTATGACCTGTGGGTATACAACGACTGGTTTATTGATCCGCTGGACGGTAAAGAAAAACCGATGATTGCTGACGGCTCGGTGATTATGTCCGGCGCTGACCTGATGGGGACCCGTGCATTTGGTGCCATTATCGACCCGGCATTCAATTACGGCCCGATGGCCTATGCGCCGAAGTCCTGGCTGCAGCACGATCCGGCGCAGCGTTTTATTATGGTTCAGTCTGCACCGCTGGTCATTCCGAGCCGTGTTAACGCATCACTGTGTGCCGTTGTGGTTTAACAGGGGGATTTGATGGCGAATAAAAAAAATACGCCGGAGAAACCACAGGAGCCGGGCGGCCTGCCGCCCGAGCTGATGGTTCCCGGTCAGGTTAATCCGGTGAAGGATCCGGAGACTGCCGGCAGTAAACCGGTAACCGAAACCGTATCAGCGCAGAATTTCACTCCGGAACCTGACCCGGAAGCCGATGGTGTGTATGTGGTGGTCAAAGGCCGCAGTGTGCAGCATGACGGTGAGTTTTACCGGGAAAACCAGCAAATCACGCTGGATGATTCTGATGCTGTCCGCCTGATTGATCTGGGCGTGGTGATGTCTCTGGAGGCAGTGCGGGAAAAACTGGCGAAAGCCAACCCGCCCGGCACTGTAACCGTCAATGGGCGTTGACTGGGATAAACACCTGCTGGGGCCGCTGCATAACGTCTTTGCGGAAAAGGCGCGCTGGGAACCGGTGAAAAGTGCCAAAGGTGCCGAATTTTACGACATCGACGGCATTTTTGACCGGGCCTATTTCCAGAACTACGAAAGCACTGACGGTGAAAGCGGTATCAATACCACCCGTCCCATCCTCGGTGTGCGCGATGTTATTTTTACTGTGCCGCCGGCGAAAGGGGATCGGGTGTTTCTCTACAGCGTCAGCACCCTGTTTGTGGTATCCGATGTACAGCCGGACAGCCACGGCGGGACGCATCTGATCCTGAATAAGGTGAAATAATGAATGCCGCCATAGTTCGCGAGCTGGTTGTTGCTGCCCTGAAGGGGAAAACCAACGCGGAAGACCGCGTGTATTCCCCGCAGGACTGGCCGACCACCAATGCGGAATACCCCTGCATTATCGTGCAGACCCCGTTTGATGAAAAACACTCACTCGGCCGTAATGTTCCGCAGTTCAACACCGTAACCACGGTCCGCGTCACCGGGCGCCTGGAAGAGTTCGATGAGGAAGACCGGAACGGCGCCATAAAAGCAGAGCTGGCACTGGAAGCCCTGCGGGAACAGATTGAACGGGCGGTAATTAACAGTTATGAGCTGACCCGGCAAATCCAGCAGTTCCTGAATATCCGCTCTCAGATAAACATCAGTGCCGCCGGTGAAGGTCATATGGCGCAATTGCTGATGGATCTGGATATCGAATATTACCAGGGGCCGGAGGAGTTTTACCCGGTTGACGCGGATCCGCTTACCGGTATCGATATCAGTGTTCAGATGCCTGACGGCAGTCCGGAACATCACGTCTCCATCGACCTGACTAATCAGGAGTAACCATGTTTGTAAAACCCGTAAAAGGCCGCAGCGTCCGCTGTCCGGTCAAAGGGGAGCTTTTGCCTGAATCCGGGCAGGACGTCCCCGATAATGTTTTCTGGCGCACCCGTCTGAATCAGGGGGATGTCGTGCCGGGTAATCCTCAGAAAGTGAAGGAGCAAAAAGCATGACAGTGCCATTTGCCACTATTCCGCAGAATTTGCGGACCCCGCTGTTTTTCGTTGAGTTTGATAACTCGATGGCCAACACCGCAACCGCCACGCAGCGCACGCTGTTAATCGGCCAGATGCTGGACAGTGCGACGGGTAAAAACAGTATTCCTGAGCGCATCACATCAGGGACACAGGCCGCAGAACGTTTCGGACGCGGATCCATGCTGCACACCGAAGCAGAGGCGTATTTCCGTAATGACACGGCCGGTGAGGTGTGGGTGTTACCGCTGGCGGATACTGAATCGCAGACAGCCGCTGCCGGTAAACTGAAAATTACCAGTGCTGCTAATGATACCGGTGTGATTTCACTGTATATCGCGGGTATCCGTGTACAGATGGCCGTTGTGGCTACGGACACAGCGGAAGCTATCGCAACCGGACTGACTAAAGTGATTAACCGCAATGCGAACCTGCCGGTAACGGCAGCAGCAGAGGCGGATACGGTTACTCTGACGGCCAAAAACAAAGGCGCTCACGGTAACGGGATTGATATCCGGCTGAACTACCTCGGGCTGACCGGGGGTGAGTCGACACCGTCCGGTTTTGAAATGACCATCACGGCGATGTCCGGCGGTAACGGCGCTCCGGATCTGCTTAATGGTCTGGCGAATCTGAAAGACCGATCCTTTGATTTTATAGTGAACCCGTATACCGATACGGCGTCTCTCGATGTGGTGAAAACCTTTCTGGCAGACCGCTGGGCGTGGGACAAACAGTTATACGGCCACAGCTACGGGGTGATCACCGGCACTTATGGCCAGCTGGCTGATCTTGGTGAAAAGCGTAACGACCAGCATGCCTCCCTGCTCGGGGTCAACGGTTCACCCTCACCGGATCATCAGTGGAGCGCGGCATATACCGGTGCCATTGCCCAGAGCCTGCGTAACGACCCGGGCCGCCCGTTACAGACGCTGGTTATCAGTGGCGTACTGCCGCCGGACGACACGAAGATTCTTGAACTGACTGAGCGCAACAACCTACTGCACAGTGGTATTTCCACATTTACCGTGGATGATGACGGTACCGTTCGGGTTGAGAATATCATCACGACCTACCAGAAAAACGCCTACGGCTATAATGACGACAGTTACCTGCAGGTGGAAACGCTGTATCTGCTGATGTTTGTCTCCCGTTATCTGCGCACCCAGGTGACCAGTAAATTCGGACGTATGAAACTGGCAGATGACGGGACCCGCTTCGCACCGGGGTCTGCAATCGTCACGCCGAATATCATCCGGGCAGAACTGATCGCGCAATATGGTTTCCTGGAATTTAACGGTCATGTGCAGGACGCGAAAGGCTTTGCCGCCGGTCTGAAAGTCGAGCGCAACAGTCAGAATCCGAACCGTGTTGATGTCCTGTGGACCGGTACCCTCATTAACCAGCTGCGCGTGTTTGCGCTGCTTAACCAGTTCCGCCTGATGCCGGGCAACTAAGGAGAAATCATGGGCGATACATCCAATCGTCTGGCGGGAACGGCTCACGTCTCCGTCAACGGCATGTCAATTATGGTGGCGGCGGACTTTAAATACAGTCCGTCCACGGTCACCCGCGAAACCCTGACCGGTATGGACTTTGTCCACGGTTACAAAGAAAAGCCGGTTGCAGGGTTTATCGCGATGCGTGTCCGTGATTCCGGCGGTACCACCGTGGCGGATTTTAACGGCATGACCAATGTGAACGTGGTGGCCGAACTGGCGAACGGCAAAACCATCATCGGTCAGGGGCTCTGGGTTGTTCAGACTCAGGAAGTAAACAGCGAAGACGCCGTGTTTGACGTGCGTTTTGAAGGTCGTTCGGTAACGGAGAACTAATTGTGGAAACAACAAAAACTATCACGCTGAGTAAACCGCTGGAATCCAATGACGGCAATACCCGCTATGAGGAAGTTAACCTGCGTGAGCCGTGCCTGTTTGAAGTGGAGCAGTTTTATAACGAGATGGATAAAACGGTTGGTTCCCTTCCGGCTATGCGTTTGCTGATCGTGCTGGTTAGTGGCGTACCGGATCAGGTAATCAAAAAGATGGCAATTTCTGATTTTACCAAATGCCGTGATTTCCTGATGGGTTTTTTGACTTTAACGCCTGGCAAAAATACCAGCAAATAGGTGCCGATTTAACATACTTTTTCCGGTGGGGGCCGCGTGACGCGTGGAATATGGCTCCCAGCCGGTTATTGTGGTGGGCTTCACAGGCAGCCCGAATTAACAAAATGAGGCAGTAATTATGGCGGGAAATACCTTTGATTTTGAATTGAATGCTGATGATCAGGCCAGCAAGGAAATTGCCAATATTGAAGCTGAATTGAATAAGCTTCGCCCTGTTTTAAAGGATGTACGTGAAAGCCTTAGAATGGGTGGTGATGAATCAATTTCCGGATTACGGGATGTCGGTGAACGAATTCGCGATATGTCCGATTTCTCGAAAAAAGGCGCTCAAAGCATCGGAGATATGATCCCGCCATTGAAAAATTTCGGAGAATTGTCCGGTAAGTATATGGACATAGCTAAAAAAATTGGTGGTATCGGTGCCATCGGCTACGGCGGGTATCAAATGATCAGCCAGGTACCGGAACAAGCCAAGAAAGCGACTGAAGTCTCAACCAGCGCCAAAAATATGGGGATGAGCGTTGAGGAAGGCACACGTCTTACGGGTACGCTTATTCAAAAAGGGTCTACAGAAGATGATGCCCGTCAATCATTTGAAAACCTCTATGGTTCTTTGAATGACGCAGTCAGAGGGAATAACAACGAATTATTGGCGACTATCCGTAGTATTGGTGCCAGTATTATTCAGCGTGAAGATGGAAGTGTCGATCTGACAAAAACACTACTTAGCCTGGAAAAAGCCATTCAGAATATCCCGGAAAGCCGTAATGCCGAATTGCAAAGTAAACTCGGGTTATCCCCTGAAGTGCTTGCTTTGATACGTGAAGGAAAACTTCAGGAACGGCTGGATAAATCAGACCGAATGGGACATACCCGTGACGATGCTGTTGTAGAACAACTTAGTAAATTGGATGTAGCCCTTAATAATATTACTGCGGCGTATGAAGGAGCAAAAACTAAAACCGGTGATGCAGTCGCAGGAGCGTTACTTTCAGACGGGTCAGTGATAGACGGACTTAATGGTGTAGAGCAAATACTGACATACGGACCTGATAACGTTGCACTTATGCAATTCGCTGGTCTTTTACACGGAAATGATTCTGACATTCTGAGAACCACATACAACACGCCGGAGCTTTACGGTAAGTTGGGTATGTGGGATCAGATGATGGTGGATTTCGGTATTATGACCGATGAAATCCGTAAAAATCATGAGGAATGGTCGAAGGAGCGTCAGCAGGCGGAAAACGCGAAGCAAAAAACGGCGTTGAACAGCAAGGTGCCTGATAACTGGGTGCAAGATAAGACGTATAACCCAAACCGACGTGGTTTACGCAACAATAACCCAGGGAATCTTATAGCGGCTCCCAATAGTGTGGGGTATGACTATGGAAATAATCACCGGTACGTAAAATTTGCCTCGTCACGGGATGGTAATGCTGCATTATCCCGCCAGATCATGTTGGATGCCGAAAGGGGGCTGAATACCCTTGATAGTCTGCTCAGGAAATATGCCCCAGCCAGTGTAGGCAATAACACGCAGGGATATATAGACAGAGTTTCAAAGGGAACGGGATTTAACCCCTATGAGCGACTTGATATGCATGATCCTAGTGTTTTAGAGAAAATTATTCCGTACATTATAAAAGTTGAAAATATTGAGCAGCCATACAGTTATGAAGAAATATCAGCAGGTATTACGGATTCTATTATGGATGACCGCTGGGCCGGTGGACGAAATCCTTACCGCGTTCAGGAGCAACGAAATGCTTTTATGATGCAACAGGAGGCTGAATCAGCGACACCTGAATTTAAGATAGACAAGGATCCGACTCAGGCATTACTGGCCTTCACCGAGCAATTATCACAAGTTCTTCAGGAAAGCAAAGTGGGTGGAACCTTGGAAATAGTTCTGATTAACCCGGACACAGGCACAAAAAGCAGCGTCAACGTAAAACCTAAAGGCAGGGTGACAACCGCGATGAATATGCCGTAAATCATGCTATCATCACCTTAAATTTATTATATTAAGGTGATGGCATGCGATTAATTTTAGCTATATTTACTATGCTTTTATCTTTCAATGCTTTTTCGGTCTCTTGCACTGATGATTACAGAAGATGGGGGAGCGACCAATTTAGGTTTCCTGATGCCCGCGATTCACTTAGCCTTAATATACATGGAAAGGTTTGTTATAAAGGGAGAGATATATCGAGTTGGGCGGCTGGCGAAGGAATGATTGCAACAAGTGGAGTTATCCCTGATAGGAATACTGTGCTCGCATTACTGACTGTAAATGAAGTAAACCCAACATCATATAAAGCAAAAAGTAGAGTGCGTGTTATTTTTATAAACGCCCTTGGTCAGCCGGTAAAGTATGACTTTATTAAAGAAAATTATTCGAATGAACACCCTGAAAAAGAATTAACTGATATGAGATTTACTAGTTATGACTTTGAAAAAGGAATCGTTTATTTTGAGTCTCCGGCGTGGGCGACAAGCATGGCAATTCATGCATTTGAAGTTCCTTTCGATGGTGATTACAGCAAAGTAAAAGAGAAATTTATAATTGATGGAAGTATTAAATATCATGTGATGTCTACCTTGACAGCCAAGGATAGAGAGGAGTTCTTCAGGCACCTGATAGTAACCCGCAGTGTTTATAAAGAAGGTAAAGGCCGAGAATACATTGATTATATTGTATCTCCAGAAGGAAAGGTTATTTGTGAAGCTGAAACAGACACCCCTAATTGGGTAACAAGAATTAGATGTAAATAGATATAAGTAAATTATGATAATTAAGCCACCACTCCGGTGGCTTTTTTTATTCCTGGAGCCCACATGCCAATTATCAAAGATGCCATATCTGATGTACTCGGCATTGAGCCGGACTGGAATTGGTCTGAACACCTGCAGCAGGCTTCATTCCGTGGTGTGCCGTTCGGTGTGATCAGCGGTGAAAGCGTCTTCGGACGTCGCCAGGCCATTCATGAATATGCGTACCGCGATCAATCCTGGATAGAGGACATGGGGCGCAGCAACCGGCGTATCACCATAAAGGGATTCCTGATTCAGGACAGCCTGGTGTATGACGCGCCGGACGTTATCACCCAGCGCAACAATCTGGTGGCCGCCTGTGAAGTTGGTGAGGCCGGAACGCTGGTTCACCCGACACTCGGGGAAATGACCGTCAGCGTGACTGAGAGCGGCCTGCGGGTGTCAGAAAACGCAGAAAGCGGCCGGGTGTTTGAATTTGAGCTGGTGGTTATCGAGTCCGGCCTGAAAGTGTTTGCCATCACAGGCAGCGAAAAAACCGGTGAACTGACATTCGGGCAGTGGTTAAAGGAAGCGGCACATACCACCCTGAAAACGATCGCCATGATTAAAGGCGAAGTCCGGTCAGTCACGCAGATGATGAAGACGCTGAAACAGACCGCGGATTTCTGGGTAAATATGGTCAGCAGTTCAGTTGATGAGGTCACTAATCTCAGTAACTCGCTGAACAGTGTGTTCGGCAGCAATAAATACGGGCGTTATCAGAAAGGCAGCGCGGGCGGGGCCGTGTCCGGTGCGACCGGTAAGCGCGTACATCAGGGTGATGCTGATGATCGTGAAATTATCGAGAAAACGCTGAACCAGGCAATTATTGACCGGCAACGGCTGGATGAAACACTCAGTGCGGTCAGTGATGCAGCATCCCCGGAAGATGTGATCGCACAGATACAGCAGGTGTTTGTCATCCTGATAACAATGGACGGTGACACCGGCCAGAAGATGCAGATCCTGAATACATTATCCCGGTTCCGCAACCTGGAATATCAGCAGACGGAGCAGGATAAAAGAATCGCCGCACTGACTGAAATGATGCTGGTTGTGCTGGCCGCATCGGCGCTTTCCGTTGTGGCCGGACAGTCTGACCCGACAAACAGTACCGAGGCCGCCGGACATCAGCGGGAAGTCTGTGAATCCCTTGATGATGCCATGACTATCACCGGGGATCTGGCGCTGGATGACATCTATCTTACCCTCCTGAACCGGCGTGAACAGGTTGTTATTTTCTTCACTGATAAAGGTTCCGAACGTGGCCGCCTGTCGTCTTACGCTCTGCCGTCAGTGCTGCCGTCGCTTAATGTGGCGAACCGCCTGTATCAGGATGCAACCCGCAGTGATGAACTGGTGATGGAGATTCAGCCCCGGCATCCGGCGTTTATGCCGGTGAGATTTAAGGCACTGAAAAAATGACGGAAGAGACGAAAAAAACCGAAGAATTATCACTGGTGATAAACGGGAGGCGCATTTCCGGCTGGGACAGTGTCCGGGTTACCCGCGGGATTGAACGACTGCCGAACGATTTTGAAATCAGCCTGATGGATTACTACCCGGCAACGGATGAGAAGCAACTATTTAAACCGGGCGACCCCTGTGAGGTGTTTCTCGGTCAGGATCGGGTTATCACCGGTTATATCGACACCTGGAATGGTCAGATCAATAAAAATCAGCATCAGATAAGTGTCTCCGGCAGGGGGAAGTGTCAGGACCTGGTGGACTGCTCAGCCAAATGGCCGAACAACGTGATCAGCCAGTCCAACGCCCTGCAAATCGCACAGAAACTGGCGCAGTGGTACGGAATAGAAGTGACGAGCACCATTCCTGATAGTGAATTACAGATTGTTCCGCAATTCACTCTGAACTGGGGAGAAGTTTGCCAGCAGGTGATCGAACGCTGCTGCCGGTACTCTGCACTGCTGTATTACGAACAGCCGGACGGAAACCTGCTGCTGACCCGCGTCAGTGACAAAGTGGCAGCCAGCGGCGTGGAGCAGGGTAAAAATATCGAAAGCGCTGATTTCTCGGATTCTATGGCAGAGCGCTATTCCGATTATACCGGTGTGTCGCTATCTGTTACCCCGTTTGCCGGGGATGTGTCAGCGGTACAGAACGCCTCGGCGCGGGATCCGGAGGCCGGGAAAATGCGGTACCGGAATTATATCACCATCATCGAAAGCACCCTGATCACCGCTAAACGGGAGCAGGAGAGTATCGACTGGGAAATGAACCGCCGTTACGGACGCTCAAAAATCCTGAGTGTGATGGTGGACAGCTGGCGGGATGCCTCCGGGAAACTGTGGGAGCCGAACACGCTGATCCCGATAGATATTCCGGTTCTTGGGGTGACGGATAAATTCTGGACGCTGTCGGATGTGACCTATCTGCGGGATGCCGGCGGGACACGTGCGACATTACAGCTGATGCCGCCGGAAGCCTTCATTGCTGAACCGTATGAATTTTACCAGGTAATAAGGGTGTGACGATGAGTGATCAGGTCCGCGATTTAAAAACCCGGATGTCGATGATGATCGGTGCCGGTAAATCCAGCGTCACCAAAGATGACGGAGCGATTCAGACCATCCAGTACAGCACTGCGCTGGAAGTCCGGGACGGTACTTACCGTATGACAGAATTTGGCTTTTCTTCCTCTCTGCCACCCGGATCCGATGTTCTGATTGCCTATCTCGGTGGTAACCGTTCCAGTGCCGTAGTTATCGGCAGCAATCACCCCGGTTCCCGGCATACCGGCCTCTCACCGGGTGAAACCGTGATGTACAACCTGTGGGGTATGTACATCCACATGACAGAGGACGGCATTGTGATTGAGGCCAAAGATAAAGATGTGACCATCAATAACGCCGATAAGGTTACGGTCAATGCCAAAACAGAAGTGGTGCTGAATACGCCGATCCTGAAAGTGTCCGGTGATGTGATTGATAACTACGAAAGTAACCCGTCCACATTGAAAGCGCTGCGGGACAGTTACAATAAGCACGACCACGATGTGGAAAATGTGGAACCGGGCAGTGCCACCAAAACCAGTAATCCGATTAAGGAGAAAGTCTGATGTCTGATATTTCTTCCTGGTGGAACGCGGATACGCTGCGGGCGGACTGGATAGCCGGAAACGGTGACCTGCTTGCCGGTGATGATTTGCAGTCAGCGATTATGATCAGTCTGTTCACTGACCGGCTGGCGCACAGTGACGATGATTACGACGATGAGTACCGGCGGGGATGGTGGGCCGATACCGGAACGGATGGTTTT